CAAAAACCACGAATTTCGCCGCTAAAGATGCTTTGGCTTCTGGCAATGCGGGTAAGGTTGTCAAGGGTTCTGAGATTGACACTGAATTTACAAACATTCAGACTGCCATTGCAACCAAGGCTGATGGTACTTTTACGAACTTCTCGTTTGTAGAGACATCTAACGTCTTGTACATCTACAACTCATCTACTGCTGTTGCAAAGATTGATGCTAGTGGTAATTTGACTGTGTTGGGCAACGTGATTGCTAACGGCACTATTTAAGGAGAAGAACAATGGCAACAGCACAACAAGTCGCAGAAACAAAACAATTGGTCAGAGATGCCATGCAAGAGGAGGGTGTTAGCCCTGAAACCTTGATTAGTCTTGGCAGTTTGGCTGAACGTGTTTTGCAAGACCAGTCTTTGTACCCTCAGTTTTTGCAAGCCGTCATTGATAACGATTTGGTTGAAGAAGATGTAGAAACAGATATTGATTACGAAATTATTGGTGTCATTGCTACTCTTGGAAAAATGGCTCAAGAAATGATTGCCTCTGGCGAATTGGGAGGGTGATATGTCAAGAAAATCAAAATTTAAAAAGTTTATTAAAAAGGTTGCAAAGCCTCTTGCAATAGTTGCGGCTATTGTTCACCCGCCACTCATTCCGATGATTGGCAAAGCAATTGCAGGAGCAGGTGCTAGTGCAACTGTCGTCAATGCAGTTGGTGCTGCGGTTCTTAGCGGTACGGCAAGTGCTGTTTCTGGAGATAAGCCAAAAGACATCTTAAAAAATGCAGTTTTAGCAGGAGCAACGGCTGGAGCATTAACGGCGGCAAGAGGTGGCGTGGACATGGCTCCTGTTGGAGATGCTGCAAATGCCACCAGTTCATACACTGGCGCAAACTCTGCACCTCCCCCATCAGGGATGTTTTCAGCCCCTGTAATGGCTCCTTCTGTTGCACCAGAAACTACAGGTTTATTTGAGAGTTCATCTTATACACAGCCAATAGTAACTTCACCTGAAGGCTTAATCAGCCCTGCTCCTCCATCCACCAGTTCATATACTGGAGCAACATCTGCACCGCCACCATCAGGTATGTTTTCAGCCCCTGTAATGGCTCCACCAGTTGATGTTGCCGCAAGCGTACCTTCTGTAGCTACTAGCGCACCAACTACTGCGCCACCTAGTGGTGGTTATACAACCCCTTCTAATGAGTTTATGGGGCCAATTGCGCCTACTGATACAGGTGCGATTGATGCCTTGCTGACAAAGGCATCGGCATTAACAGGACTTGGTAAAGACACACTTGGCAAACTTGGCGTTGCTGCTGTACAGACATTGATTAGTAGTGCTGGCGCAAATAAAATTGCTGACCAACAAAGAGAAGCAGCGCAAACACAAGCAAATGCAACAATTGAAGCTGCTCGTATTGCCGCTGAAGCCAATAAGTTTCGTCCTGTTGGCGTAACTACTCGGTTTGGTACATCTAACTTTGGCTACGATGCGGCAGGAAATGTAACTACTGCTGGCTATACACCTAGCGCAGAGATTACAGGCTACCAAGATCGTCTAAGAGCCTTGGCTGGTCAAGGCATGACCGACATTGAGGGCGCAAGAGCCGCTTATCAGCCTTTGACTGGTGCGGCACAGAGTCTGTTTAGTTTGGGTAATCAGTATTTGGCTAAGTCTCCTGAACAGGCCGCACAAGACTACATTTCTAAACAGCAAGCATTGATTAGTCCTAGCCGACAAACTCAATTGGCTGAGTTGCAGAACAAGTTGTTCCAACAAGGTCGTGGTGGTGCGGCTACGGCTCAAGGTGGTAGCTTGATGGCTACAAGTCCTGAACTTGCCGCTTACTACAACGCTATGGCTCAACAAGATTTAGTGCTTGCGGCTCAAGCTGACCAAGAAGCAAGAAACCGCATTACTTTTGGTTCTGGCTTGTTTGATACTGGTGCTAACTTGCAAAACAGGTTCTATTCTGGTCAAACAGCGGCTTATGCTCCATTTACCACTGCTATGGATACGTCATCAGCACTTGAGAGCCTTGCAGAACGACCTTTTGGCTTGGGTGTTGAGTTGGGTGGCAAGGTTAGTTCTGCCGCAGGTCGTGCTGGTGCGATAACAGGTCAAGCCATTATCAATGCCGCCGCTACTATGGCTCCAAGCAATGCATTTAGCCCAAGCGGTGAAGCCTTATCTACTTTTGGTCAAAGCCCAGAGTTTAGAAGTGCTATCAACAGAATCTTTGGAACATAAGGGGTAGGACATGGCAACATCAGAAATCTTAGGATTGTTTCAATCTCCAGATCAATACAGGGCGGCACAAGAAGCCGCTATGCAACAGCGGTTTGCTCGTAGTGCTGAAATGGCTCCTTTAGACCGAGCCAGAATGCTGTATCAGCAAGCAGGGTATCAAGCTGGTCAAGGCATTGGCGGTGCTTTGGGTGGTGTTGACCCTCAATTGCAGAAGATTACTCAGCGTCAGCAAATCCTTGGCATGATTGACCCCGCTAATCCTGAATCTTATGCAAGAGGCATTCAAGCCGCATTGCAAGTCGGTGACCAAGAAGCCGCTTTCCTTTTGCGTAATGAGATGATGAAGGCTAGAGAACAGGCATCAGTCGCAGAGATTCGTGGCTTTGAGCGTGAGAAGTTCTTGGTTGAACGTGGTCAAGGTATGCAACAGCGTGGAATGGAAGCCAGAGCGTTGAGCATAGCTAACGGCATCAACCCTGACACTGGTGAGCCAACAAAACCATTGTTTGACCCAACAACTAAGACATTCAATGAAGATGTCGCTAATTTGCTTGTGTCTCAATATGGTCAAGCTGGTGCAAATATTGTCAAGCAACGTCTTGATAGTGTTCAGGGCGTTGAATCTTTGCAAGTTCAACAACTTGCTGGAAAACTGTTTAAACCTGATGGGACTCGTGACAAAGATGTTGAAGCAAGACTTTCTACAACTGTTGCGGGTCGTGAGGTTCTGAAGAAACTTGCGCCAGAGACTAAGGAACTCAAGAAGGGTGAAAAACTCCTTGAACGTCAACCAAATGGAACTTGGAAACTCATTACTCCAGAGGGTCAGCCAGTTCAAAATGTTACATCTGACAATGCAATTCAAACATTGATTACTAGCAAAGCAATTCATCCAACGATATTGCCCTACGCTAACCAACTTGCCAAAAACTTTGCGAATCTTGACTTTGAAGACCAAAATGGATTGCTGGAAAAGTTGACAAAGTTGAATAGCGATGCTCAAAGATATGAGTCGGATAAGAGTGCTAGAGATCAGTCAAGATATACAAACAATACTCTCAGAGAGTTGAATGTTGAATTGGCTAGGCTCAAAATCAAACAAGCGCAAGATGAGGCCGAAAAAGCCAAGGATGGCAAGCCAATTAGCTTTGGCGATTCAACAAAACTTGCAGACAGAGCAACAGGAGTTGACAAACTTGTTGATCTTTATGACGCATTTAAACCAGAATATGCTGGTTATGGAACTAATGCTGCTGGCGAAATTGCAGTTTTTGCGGCTGGCAAGCAAAGTGATGAGGAAAGTGTTGCGCTATATCAATGGTGGCAAAATTATCAAAACAATGTCAACAAGGTCAGAAACGATTTGTTTGGTTCAGCTTTGACTGCGCCAGAGAAGGCTGAGTTTGAGAAAGCAATGGTCACCAAAGGAATGAACTCTGCTCAAGCTAAAAAGAACTTGCAGAGACAAGCAGAGGAAGCCGCTAAAGCCTATGACAAGTTAGAAAAAGTTTTGCGTGTTGGCGGTTTTAGTAAGGCGCAACTAGATGCTTTAAAACCTAAACCCCCTTTGTCTAACTTTGTGGTTGAAGGTCAAAACACCAATCCATCTAACATAACTGGCGGAGTAAGATAAAAATGCTAACCATCAATCGTCAAGCCGCTAAAGCGGCAGGGTATACAGATGCACAAATTGATGCTTACGAGCGTGAGCAAGGTTTAACTCCATCAAGACAGCCAAGCCAAGTGCAAACAGCACAGAGTCAAAAGCCTTTGACAACAACTGAAGTGTTGACTGGTGCTATTGTGAACTTTCCAAGTTCTTTGTACAACATGGCGACTGATGTATTTAAGACTGTTACAGACCCTGTGCAGACAGCTAGAGACTTGGGAACTTTGTTTGTTGGGGCAACATCTAAAGTTCTTGGTGAGCCTTTCTTTGAGTCTGACTTGGCGAAACAGATGCGCCTTAAAGGTGAGAAGTCTGCCGAACAAGTTGGTGCTTTTATGGCTAACAGATATGGAAGTGTTGAGGGTGCAAAACAAGCATTAGCGACAGACCCTGCTGGCGTGTTGTCTGACGCATCATTGATTTTTACTGGTGGCGCTTCACTTGCGCCTAAAGCTGGCGCTGTGAGTAAAGTACTTGGCACAGCCGCAAAGGTCACAGACCCATTGAGAATAGCCGCCGCACCACTGGTTTTTACTTCAAAACAAGTAGCCCCAACTTTAGGAATGACTACTGGTGCTGGCTCTATGGCTGTTGAAGAAGCATTCAAGGCTGGCAAAGAAGGAGGCGCTAGAGGTCAGGCATTCACTGGAAACTTGCGTGGTACTGTTGATCAGCTTCAAGTTCTTGAGGATACCAAATCAAATCTCAAGGCAATGATTCAGGAGCAACAGGCTAATTATCGTTCTGGAATGGTAGACATTAAAAACGATAAGTCTGTTTTGGATTTTGGCGACATAGATGCTTCATTAGGTAATGCGGCAGATAGGGTTTTCTATAAAGGCAAGGTTCGTAGTGAAGATGCCGCAGGGTATATCGCAAAAGCACAAAAAATCATTAATGATTGGAAAAATAGTGACCCAGCAGAATTCCATACTCCTGAAGGTTTAGATATTCTCAAGCAAAAAATCTATGATGATGTACTTTCAGACATACCAATAACAAAGAAATCATCAAGGGATATTGTTGGAGATATTTACAACTCTATCAAGTCAACTATTCAAAAGCAAGCCCCTACTTATGCAGAAACAATGAAGGCTTATGCTGATACAGCAGAGCAAGTTCGTGAGATTGAAAGATCATTGTCTCAAGGCAAGAGAGCAAGTGCTGATGCTGGATTGCGTAAATTGCAGACTGTACTGCGTGATAACGCAAGCACAAACTATGGTCAACGAGTTAATTTAGTCAATCAACTTGAGGCCACATCACCTAAATATGGTGGCGGCATACAAATCACACCAGCATTGGCTGGTCAGGCTTTAAGCAAGGTGACTCCTAGAGGTATTACAGCAGTTGGAACCGTTCCAGCCGCTGTAGGTGTTGGTTCTTTGTTCTCCTCAGCACCTCTTAGTGGAGCCTACTTAGCCGCATCATCTCCTAGATTGGTTGGTGAGGCTTCCTACTTGGCTGGTCAAGGCGCTAGACAGGCTGGGAAAGTTGGCGGCTTGTTCCCTGATATTGATTACCCAACCATGTTCAATTTGCTCTCAAAAGCGCAAGTCCAAGAGTAGGAGACTGAAATTGATCCGATCACTATTTGCCTCATGGCGGCTGGTCTTGTCAAGCAGATTCAGCAAGGTGTTGACCTCTATAAACAAGCTAAAGAGCATTTTGTTGAGGTTAAAAGCACCGTTGACCAAGCTGTGGCCGTTGGTAAAGAGATCGGCGGCTTCTGGACTCAGCTTCTCAAGTTCTTTGGTGCTAAACCAAAGCCTCAAATTGCAAAACCTGTTGCTAAGTCTAAGAAATCTGCTTATGTCTCTGTGGACGAGACTCAAGTCAAAATTGGGATTGTCCAAGATTTAACATCGTTCTTTAAACTTCAGGAGCAGTTAGCGGCGCATATCAGAGAGGAAGAACAAAAAAGTCTCACAGTCTACGACCCTAACCAGAACCACATGGAAGCGGCACTCAAGAGAGTGATGGCGGCTCAAGAAATGGAGCGTTTGACAGTTCAAATAAGAGAGTGTCTCGTATATAACGCACCTAGTGAGATGGGTGCTTTGTACAGTTCTGTATATAGCATGAAGGACAAGATTGAGGAGGAGCAGACGCAAGCAAGGTTGAAAGAGGAATCACTTAAGAGGCAAGAGGTATGGCAACGCAAGGAGGAAGAAAGAAGCTTCCAGCTAAAACTAGCGTACCTAGCGGTGACTACTATATTCCTCCTCTACCTGTGGCTGTGGTTCGCCCTGCTAAGTCGTTGGAGCAAGACATAATGGGATGGGTATTCTGCTGTTTTCTGATAGCGTGCCTACTCCCTTTGGGGGCAATGCTTTATCTCGACATCTTGGAAGCCAAGCACGAGGTTAAACAAGAAGTTGAAAAGGTTCAGAAGTTAAGACGGCAAATTGAACAGGAGAAACGCAAAAATGACAAAACATGACTTTTCTGTAGTGATGCTGACCATTTGTGTTGGTATCCTTTGCGGGTTGTTAGCGGGTTGTGAAGACAGATTCCGCTATAAGTGCCAAGACCCTGCAAACTTTGAACTTGCTGAATGCAAACCCCCAATCTGTACCGCTACAGGTACTTGTCCCGACCAACTTGTTAAACCAGAAAAGGAGTCGAAATAATGGCAACAGTAGGATATAAACCAAACAACCGTTTGTCACCAGAAGAGATTGAGGCTCGTGTATGGGCTTTTGTCATTGTGGTGATTGCACTGATTCTGATTGGTTCGTGCTTCAGCTTCATCTACTCTGTGACTTTTGTGACTCAGCCTATGGTTGGCATGGCTCCCATTGACAAGGTTTACACCAAGATGCTGAACGACATCATGTTGCTTTGCACTGGTGTCTTGGGTGGTGTTGCTGGTCGTAAGGCTGTGTCTGCTGTGGCTACTGCTACTGCCAAGGCAGAGGCTGTTGACACTGACAATGATGAGCCGCCAAAGCCATGAGTAACATCCTTGGAGGCTTGTTGATTCTGGTCTTGGTCTTTGGTGGTGGCTACTGTACTGGTCAGCACTACGAGGCCAAGGCTCAGCAAGAGGAAGTAGACCGTCTAAACACACAAGCTAGGGCAAAGGAGGCGGCTTTGGTGGCCGCTGTAACCACCACATCAACTGCATTGAGGGTATCAAATGAAAAGGCCAAATTGGTTACAAAACAGCGTGATCTTGCTATTGACAGTGGTAATCTCAAGTTGCGCCTCAAAGCGTCCTGCCCCATACAAGCCCCCACAGATTCCACAACTCCCACAGGAGATAGTGGAGGAGAAGCACGAGCCGACCTTGACCCAGAGGTTGGAAAAGCTCTTTTCGCAATAGCCGAGGAGGGTGATCGAGCAATAACCAAGCTGAACGCTTGCATCAATTTGTACAACCAAGCCGTTGAATCACAAAAGGAAATCAAATGAACCTGTCAGCAAATTTTACCCTCAAGGAACTCACAAAGTCAGACACAGCTACCAGACTGGGGCTGGACAATACCCCTGATGATGAGGCTTTGGAGAACCTAAAGACTCTTTGCGAGAAGGTGCTTCAGCCTGTTCGTGACCACTTTGGCAAGTCTGTAACCGTGAACTCTGGCTACCGTAGCCCTGAGAGTAATGCGGCTGTTGGTGGCTCTAAGACTTCTGACCACTGCAAGGGTCAAGCCGCAGACATCGAGATTGATGGTGTTGCTAATCCTGATCTGGCGCAATGGATTATGGATAATTTGACCTATTCCCAGCTTATCCTTGAGTTCTACGAGCAGGGTAAACCCTCATCTGGGTGGGTTCATGTTAGCTATAACCCAGAGAAGCTCATCAAACAAGAACTGACAGCCGTTAAGGTGGCGGGAAAGACTCAGTACTTGCAAGGACTACAGGCATAAGCGGACGCTTGCAATAGTGTTTAGGGGTGAGGTGTTCATACAAGATCACCTCACCGCATTTCTGGCATAACCAAGCCGTACCCATTACGACATCAGTTTGGCGGTCACCTCTGACCCCCTTAGTTCTGCCATAGAAGGTGCGGATTTTTACTATCATTTAGAGGCTCTAGCTTTGCTGTAAGTCGTGAAGTTCTCACGCACATTTAGAGTCTCAGTAAGTCTCATTTGCTCTCTACGCTTTGAACCATTGATTTTGCCATTGTTAATCTGAACAAGCTCCTTGTCCTTAGTCCAGATTGATGCGCCAGAGAAGTCAAATGCGTTTTTTGGTTGCGTCATGCGTTGAGTTCCTTGAGTTTGGCTTCAATGGCTTTAGCAAAGTCAATGGCGCAATCCATGTTGAATTCACCTTCATCAATACATTCACAAGTGAGGCCAATGATTTCCGCCTCATCAATCCCTACCCATGTGCGCTGTGGTGGGCTGTAATAGATTCCTTGTGGTGGTGTGCAGGTATGGATGTCGTTTGTGCGTTTGCCGCATCGTGGGCAGAAGTTACGTTCTTGGCTTTCCAAATCTGCAATGGCTTTGGCGGCTACCAGTTTGGCAAAGGCTTCATAGCGTTTATCAAATGCATTGATAGTTCCATCATCTAGTTCATACTCAACAAAGCCAGCCTGTCTAGCCATCTCAATGATTTCATCTTGTGTCATTTCAATCCTCTGATGTAAATAGCAAAGCTGTGCAATGTGTCTTTGCCAAACCCTTCCATCTTCAAAATAGCTTGTGCGACTTCTTCAATCACTTGGCTACGGTATGGGTTCAAGTCGCTATACAAGCCAAGACGTTCATTCTCATTGCGAATGGCTTGCAAGACCGCTTGTTTACGCCACAGGCTTTGACGTTCAACCTCGTTAAAGGCTTCATCTTCTGGTTCTTTAATCATGACCAAACTCCTGTAGTTCGTTGATGCGTTTGTAGAGCCTGAAGATTCTCTGTTCGTTGTAGTTCACCAAGGCTTGCGAGTACTCGACAGAAGTCTCAGCTTGCATCTTGGCGTGTTGCGCCTCAATGAGTTCCTTGTGAGCCATCTCCATTGGAGTCTTTGCCCTGAGTAAGTCTTTGACGTATTTGATTGTTAAGTCTCGCCAGTTCATGCAACCGCCTTTTTAATTTGAGCCTTTGCGTCATCAAGAATCTTCTCAACTGACGCAATGAGTTCTTTGTTTGATTTTTTATGTATTGGTTTTGGAGTCATCTTTACCCCTAGCACCCTACCCATTTCCATAGTCCGATCTTCTTCAATCTTTTGGCAAAGATATTCACGCAACCACTTAGCACCACCAAGTTCTCTCCACTTTGCTTGCTGGCTTAATGTCAACTTCACACCTACGTTAATCATTTCTTCTTTCGTTCAGTTACAAGAATAATTCTTTCAATCTTGCGGTCACTACCGCATCTGTATTGCATTGCACTATTCCTAACCCACTGGTCACAAACTGGACATTTCACTATCTTTCTTCCCGATCGTCCCGATTTACCAGATACAACGCAAACCCGATACACACGCAAATTCCCAATATCGAGCCGAAAATCCCTGCTAAGAACACGTAAAGCACTGTTTCCAACATGAGGCTTCTCCTTTTCTTTTGAATCAAAATACATCAAGGCCAATGCACAAAGCACCGCAACCATAATGGCATTCCAGACTTTCATTTTGTCGAGGCAATCAGTTCAAGTTCAAGGTCTTTGATTCTGTCTTTCAGAATCTCGATCTCCTGCTCAAGATTGGTGATCTTCTTTTCTAGCCGCTGGCGGCTTAAAGTCTCAGCCCTAGCCCATCCAATGATTACAGCCTCATCAGCCACCTTGTTGATGAGTTGGATGATGTCATTGCGGGACATGAAGCCACCAGCAATGTCCTTAGATGGTGCTATACGAGTCACCAACTCTTTAAGTTCTGCTTGCATACTCATACTCTGTTCTCCTGTGGTTGATGCCATGCAACTTGCAAGGCGGTGAAGTTCATAGGCGCAATGGTGACCGTTGACAGGAACAAGCCCTTAGTCTTGATCTTGCGCCCCCAATCATCTGTTGCCTTGGTGTTGATGAGTTCCTTACGCTTGACAGCGTTGTAGACGCTATGAGGCTTGAACCCTGCCTCTACGAGTTCTTCCATTGTTCTGGCTTCTTGGCAGAAGTCTTGCAGCTCAGTCATGATGACCACCATGCCACAAGCAGAACAGCAAAGCCGATACCGATAGCGGTAGCCGCTAGGACATCAAGAAGTTTCTCATTTGTCATACTGATACCTCACTTAGTTGCAGAACTTCAATGATTGTGTTGTCATCCAAGTAGCGTCTATGACGCTCTTCATTTTTAAAATCCCAATCGTATTTGTTAAGATAAATCTGCTTATCGGATTTTCTCCACATCCAGCCAATGTGCTTGTAAATGGTCTTACCACCAACAATTTTGAATGCAATATCAGTTGGTAACTCATCATTCTCTGACATGATGTGTAAATCAATTAGTGCCATTTGAGTCATCATCATTCTCCTCATCTTCACAAAGTTCACAGCCATCATGGGCAGGGTCACGGCAATCTGGGTGAGCCGCAAGGTTTGACTGGTAGCGGCGGCGGTAGAAGTCTTCCGCTTTCATGTAGTCAAGGTCTGATTCGTCTAGTGGCATGGTTGTCCTTAAAGTTGGGGGACGATGCCCCCTTTGGTTTATTGCTTTGCCCAATATCCATACACCATGCGGTTGGTGCAATCCCAAATGTCGTTTGCCACTCCATCAATCACAGCTACAAAGTGGTGTGCTTGTTTGGCAATTACTACACCTGATGGCATATCAGAACAACGAGCCTTACGACCAACAAACTTTGGTGCTTGCATCCAGACCCATCCATAACGCTTCAACACTTCAGAATAAATATCTTTGTTGATGCCATTACGAGCAGACTTTGCACGACCATTGTCGGCATTTGCTTGGGCTAATTCTTTATACACCGCCTTGTAATCAAGACCAAGAGCGATTGCCATTGCACGAGCACCACAGTCTCCTGCTGTACCCTTGAAACCAGCGGCTTGTCTACCGCCATCATTGTGTTTGTAGTTCATCTGAAATCTCCTAAGTGCGTTGTTGATGTTGCCAATCATACAGGATTTGACTACCTAGTCAACTACCCCCTATTTAATCCCACACACTCCACTGGGTTATTAAATCACATACCACTTGACTAACCAATCCAAAGTCCTATAGAATCCCCACCCATGAACACACAAACCATGCAACTTATTGATTCCATTAGGGAAAAGGCTGAAAAGGCTGGCTTCACCATTACAGATGTTGCTCGTCATGCTGGCCTTGACCCCTCTCAGGTCAGCCGTTACGCCACTGGAAAGACCATACCACTGGTAACTTCCATCAAACGGCTTGAGGAGTCGGTAGATTCCCTTATTCAGAGCCGCTTACAAGCCCTACAAGGGGGTCAAAATGACTAAGCGCACCTTGGGTATTGACGTTGGTCTCAATGGCGCTATTGCCTTGGTTCAGGACGGTGAACTTGTTGGTGTTGTAGATATGCCAACAGTCACCCTTGACCGTAATGGAAAAGCCAAGCGTCAGGTGTCAGTGCCTGAGTTGGTTGACATCATTAAGCAGTTTGACCCGACAGATGCTTATGTAGAGAAGGTCTTTGCTATGGCAGGGCAAGGCGTGACATCTGTCTTCTCCTTTGGTCGTTCTCTTGGCGTAGTCGAAGGAGTACTCACAACCATGAAGATAAAAACAACTCTCATGACTCCACAGACTTGGCAAAAAGGTCTTGGCATGACAGGCGGTAAAGATGGCTCAAGAGCCAGAGCAATGGAGTTGTTCCCTGAACAAACTGAACTGTTCAAGAGGGTCAAAGATGATGGTCGTAGTGATGCCGCACTCATCGCCTTGTGGGGGTCAAAGAATGGATGATAAAGAACGTCAGGTCATGCGTGACCACATTGTTTGGTTGTCTGTGCAACTTGAACAAGAACGCAAGCAAAACCAATCAACAGTTGTGTTCATGAAACGCCTACTAGACCCAGAGGACTTGGGTCATGCAGTATCAAACGAAACAAGGCAACTCGCCTACCAACTTCTAATTAACAACCATCACATTGAGAGAGATACATGGCAACAAAACAACTGAACCTTAGAGCATCAGCATCTAGTCGTTGGATTGCTTGCCCTGCAAGTGCAAGGTTGTCAGCACAAATGCCCTATGTGGAAGGTGGTGAAGCGGCGAAGATAGGCACAGCAATTCACTCACTTGCAGAACACTGCTTCAAAGGTGACCTAGACCCCACAAAGTTTGAAGGCCAAGTCTTTGAAGGCATCACAATGACAGAGGAGAACTGTGAGTTTGCTCTTGAACATCTCAAAGCCATCTGGAAGATTGAAGACGAGTTAGGTGCTGGCAGTGTTCAGGTTGAGCAGTTCATCCCCTATCAAGACACACAAGTTTGCAAAGTAGGCGGCACGACTGACGTTATCGGCATCAGCAAAGAGAAGCGCAAACTCATCATTGCTGACCTGAAAACTGGTCGTGGATATGTTGATGCTGACAGTGAACAACTCAAGCTCTATGCCCTCTCAGCCCTGAACGCAAACAACTTGTTTCGGGACATCTCGACTGTTGAACTCTGGATTGTCCAGCCGCATCATGGTGAGTTGCGTAAGCACTCAATGACGATTCAGGAGTTAGTTGATTGGGAACACTACGTTCTTACTCCCGCAATTGAGAATGCTTTGAACCCTGCATTCCCACCTGTGCCTTCAGACTCTGCTTGTCAGTATTGCCCCGCTAAGACTATTTGCCCTGCACAGCAACAGATTGTTGAAGTGGTTGCATCTGCGCCACCAATAGAAGTGCTGACAGAGCAACAGATTAGCGTCTTGCTGACGCAATTCGATATGGTTGAGGACTACATCAAGGCCGTGAGAGATCACGCCTTAAAACGCATGGAGTCAGGTTCTGTTATTGATGGCTGGCAACTCACGCCTAAGAGAGCATTACGTTCATGGACAAAGGAATCAGATGTTGTCCCTGCCCTTTTAGCTTGTGGCCTCACTATTGACCAGATCGTCAAGCAAGAACTGGTGACTCCAGCGGCGGCAGAGAAACTGTTACCGAAAGACTTGAAGCAATCTATTGAACCGTTAACTTCCCGCATATCTAGTGGATTAACGCTTGCAAGAGACAAAGGTCTGACGCAATAATCACACCCCCAAATCCCCCACCGTGACATCTGTCACATTTTTTAACTTTAAACAAGGAAACATCAAATGAACTTAAATCTCTCAGGCGGCGGCGGTAACGGTAACTACATCCGATTCAGCCCACAAGCAAACGCATGGTCAAACAAGGACGGTGAGTTTCAAATGGAAAAATTCGTCTTT